CATTTCCAAGTCACAACTTTGTCGTTGCCTTCATTATCTAGGATTTTTACAGAACGCTGGGAAAAATTGATCCAGACCTGTTCTAGAACTTTGTCCGTCATGGGTCGTCTCTTGATTACCCATATAGTATAACAGGATGCTAGATGCCTGTCAAGTCAGTTCAGGAAGATCGATGCACCTGTAATTGCCACAGCAAGTTCAGCACTCAGAACCATTCCCAGTCCTGCTTTGATACTACATGCAAGACCAGCGTTCATCGCAATCAATCCAGCACCAACATTAACATTAAATGCGCCCGTAGTAACGTTACAGTTATATCCTGTTGCACCACATGTCAGAGAATAGGGTCCAACTGGATTAACAATGGTGTATCTAGGAATAGCATCAGCACCAGACACAGAGGGTGTCATAACTGTTTCAACAGATCCACCAACAAATCTACGAATACCTGTCATTGCCTTAGGAAGAGGTGACGGTGGGCTATTAATCATCTCAACTAAGTGTGGTGTAACAATCTCAATGGAGTTGTCACCACTAAAGATCTGTTCAGCAGCACTTCTACTTTGTTGCGATGCAGAGTTTTCAAACATACTACCAGTGACCTTAGTAGATGTAGATGCAATATTTGCTTCAGCACCCTGCAATTCAAACTTAGCACCAACCGTGTTAACATCAACGTCGGAACCAAATCTAATGGTGTGCTTCTGTACCTTATCGTTTTTCTTTTCACCGTTACCATCAACAACTTTAGGAGCACCTTCAGCACCTAAGAAGAAACCACCACCAACTTCAATGTGACAATCACCAGTAATCTTCAGGAAGTAATCTCCATCAACATTAACTACTTTATCGTTATCAACATTCTCACAATCATCACCATGGATTTCTCGCGTGTAGTTACCAGCATAAGAAGTATGATCAGCGATCAAAGATCCATTGTCACCCTTATTGTTATTTTGAGATTTGGTATATGACTCTACCTTCTTTTCAATCTCTTCTGGTTCTGCATCAGGATAATCTTCAGCAATTTTCTTTCTAGCAACATATTCAGCATACAAAGACTGATTGATGTTGATAGATGTATGGGTAGTACCACTAGCAGTTTTCTTGATACTGGCAGAACGTCCAGGTGTGCCAACAAACATGTCGTAAGCACCATCTAAGTAAGTTGTAGCAGCAGTCAAATAAGGATCCGCTTCCTTGAAAATACTATCAAGCAGACCACCTGCTCGTGCATCACCACCACATTCACCTCTCGATTCACCCCTAATTTTATTAATTGATTCTAATTCTGCTTCCGTACAATGAGTTACACCGAAGAGAGGATACCAACCAACTGTATCCTTACCACCATCAGCAGAACGACCACAACCACTGCCGATAAACTTAATAAACAATGCAATCAGACCAGTGATTGAAGAGATACCTTTTGTGAATAGATCAGTACCTGCTTCAAAGATCTCACTACCTGCTTTCCATGCTTCAATAATTTCTGTTGCTTTACCAACGCCATCAACGATAGTCTTAACAGTATCAACTACACCGAGAACTGTATCAAGAAGACCCTGAACTTGACAGATAACTCTATCAATAGTTTGTTGAACACCTTGCATCACAAAAGTTGCTTTGTCAATCAAACCTTCCAACACACCTTCGAGCAAACCCAAGATACTTCCAATAGGATCTTGAATGAAACCCAACAGTTGATTATCAATCATACAGAGAGCCTTAAGGATCGTAGTCACTGCCTGTTGAATAACAGTAAAGACCACAAAAGGAGCACCAGTAGCACCACCAAGAATGTTAACCAGTTCTAACTCTTCTGCAAGGTTTGCCAAAGATTGTCGCATCGCAGATACAACCTGAGTAAATACCGCACTCAAGAAGTTCTGAATCTTTGCAGTCAATGCCTTTGCACTAACAAGTTTGCCTGTAACAATATCAATGAAGTCACCATCTTCTGCCTTCATCAGTGTTCCAGCATGGTCAGCAAGATCTTCCAAGAGATAAGATAACTTATACTCTAGTGTTTTCCATGGTCCAGCAACACCATTAGCAGCAGGAATAGGTTTCTTTGGTTGCCTAGGTTTGTTGGGATTACCTGCGCTACCATTCAATAAGTTTCCTACATTATTTGGTGTTCCATTTCCCGCAGTCTCACTCTTACCATCGTTAGGGAGAGGAACAGTATTATCATCAGAAGGTCTCTTGTAACCAGTTGCCTTAGTAGTTGCCATTGATGAATTAGGATTCATCGGGTGCATTGTTGCTTTATTAGGAGCAAGACCTGGTTCTACTGCCTGACCAGTGAAAGCAAACGTTTTAGAGTCTTTCGTAACTGATGACTTTGTAACTCTCATAACACCGATGACGATAGGCATCTGCGCCTGTTCACCATCCATGAAAAATCCCATGACGATTGCACCTGGTTGTAATTGACCAGCACTTTCGCCTTGACCATCATTACCTGCCTGGCAAGTGTGCTGCAACACAGTTGCCCAGGGAAGATCATCTGTAGGGAGAGCAGAAGTAGTTTCACCTCTAACATTCGTGTAATAACCAAGAACACGAACCTTCACTCGACCCAACTTCATTGGATCTTTATGATCTTCTACTTCACCAACCCACCAGAAAAATCCGTCTTTACCGACGAAATTAATTGTGGGTTCATTAATAATACCGTCAATGGTGCTCATTTATCTTTGAGTTTTTCTTTATTTATCGTATTTTGGGGTGGGATCATAAACTCGATCCGCAATCTTCTTTACTACTTGATCTGCCTGATCACCAAACAACTCACGTTTCTTAGCAAAGAGTAATTGTGTATCAAACATATTGAAAGAGATAATGGTTCTAACCTCATCGGATTCATTGGGACATGCCTCATGTGAAAATGATGATGGAAAGAAAACAATGTCACCTTCTTTTACATTAGGTTGATATGACATCAAAGCACCAGTAAAAGGGTTTCCATATGGACAATAAAACACAGTAGGTTGATGAACTTCAGGATTGAATTCAACATACATCACTGCAGAAAACCCTGCCCCACCATGATTATGTACAGGATGACGATGAGATTGTTTAGATCTTTCATACCACATGTTCATAATAACTAAAGGGAAATCTAGGTATGAACTAAAGTCCATCAATTCATTCCGAATACATTCAGAAACTACTCTTTCATATGGTGGGGATTCATAATCTCCATAATCAGTAAACTTATCTTCTAACTGACTGAGAATTATAGATTTCTTTTCTTCCCAGTTATCAATACTGTAATGTGAATAGGGAATTTTAAATATTTCTCTATTGTTTAGCACGTTTAAATCCTGCGTTAAATGCTTTAGCAACATCTTCACCCATGATGTTGAAAGATACGATAAGTCGTTCTTTCTCACTATTATTGATAGGTGCTTCATGTAGAATATAGGAAGGGAACACTAATAGATCGCCCTCCCTAACAATAGGTTGATACTTCATGTTTTCACCTGTTGCAGCATCCAAAAATGGTGCATGAAACTTGGTTGGTTCGTGCTCAGATGGATCATAATCAACAAACAATATACAAGAAAATCCTGTTGCACCATGGTTATGTGGTCCATGATAATCGCCTTGTTTTGATTTTTCATACCATGCAGAAGTAATCATGATTCCTGGCGGATATGACTCCTTGAAATCAATCATACACTCATCAATTACATCACCCAATACTTTGATATACTGAGGAATACCATACTTTTTATTGTCATAAAAATCGGTATATTGATTCAGTGGCAAAACATCAATAAGTTTTTTCTTTTTATTTTCCCAATCTGAAATAGAATATTGTCTGAATGGGACCTTAAAAAGGTAATCTCTTGCGTTACTCATTATATTTGTATCGGGGGTGATTGGGGTGTTGAGATACTCAACGTCGCTCTAGCAGAATGAACAATGGGATCATGATATACTCCAGAAGGGATATACAATAGATCACCAGGTTCTACTCTATGTATTGTACCATCATCAAATTTATATGACACACTTCCGATAGCACCCACAAGTAAAACGTTAACATTGTCTTTGTGCCTACCAAAAGTTAGAGCAGATTTACCGAATGATGTGTAGATATGACAACCAGTTGTCACCCAATCATTTTCAATCTCTTTTACTGCATTGAAAATTGATAAGGGTTGATTTTTATTGTGGAGAATAATTGTTGGTGCATGTGCTGTATTAACGTATGCCACACAACTTTGCTCCTCAAACTCATTCTCCATTTTCTTGATAACATCATCCCATGTTATCTGTTTTACCAAATGGTATGCATTTTTAACGAATGTAACCATTTTCTTCTAACCACTCGCGTGTCATAGGTGTAGGTTCATAGTCAGTCCACATAGTACCACGAGCACAAGATTCAAGTGCTTCCTGTGTCATGCCTACTGTTTTACCTGCCCAGGTTGCCTCTTTCTCCCAAGGAATAGCATGGGGTTGAAGTGCATAGGTTCTTCGTGCCATCTCTGCCCACATCTCAGGTACATCCTCTTCATTCTTGATAATAGCAATCATGTTGTTATTAATTGTACCTGCCATACAATCCTGTGCAGCGTGCCAACCTTCATGACGAACAACACTCATTAATACATGAGGGCGATGTACAAATGTTTTATTCAGATAGAAATGATTACTAACAGTATGATACACACCACGGTGTCCTACTGGAAAATACTTTTCATCAGCAAGATGAACATCTACGCCGATCTTCTTGAAGGCATTCATGATCCTATCAAACTCATCAGCAATATGACTCCAATCAGAGTCAGGGAATGCTGCACGAAGATCATCAGAAGAAGTAATCTTCTCTACATCTTTTGTGCATTCTTTGAGTAGCATACATCCCATGGCATCCATGGTGTAGTATCCCTTGGTAGGTTCTGCATTCACTGCAATACCATGTGCCAAACCAAACATCAATCCTGAGAGGATTGCATTACGCAGTTTCATTAGAGTCTCCTTCGAGATAATCAAAGATCATGTTGTGTAATTCCCAATAACGGAGATACCAATCAGGTATCAAACCATAGTGAGGAAGTGTGTAATAATCAGAATAATTGTTATACAAGAGATCAATAATCTCTTCCTTAGTCGGTTTTGTCATAATAAAAAACGACAGTGGGCGAAGAGGGGATCGAACCCCCGACCGACTCGGTGTAAACGAGTAGCTCTACCGCTGAGCTATTCGCCCATACGGGTAAATTTGTATAGTTGTTCAGAACCCCATACCATTTTACCCTCTGAGTTGTAACCTTGATCCATAGTATGTAGTTTGTCTTTGAAGATATAAATCTCCGACACTACCCTATATCCTTTGACTCCTGTACATTTGCCTGGGGTTGCTAATTCCCCACGCCAACAGGTGCCATCGAACTTGAGTATCATATCACAATCTTCTGCTCTTGTCCAGTCAAGATCGTAGTTCTCAACTAAGATTTCATTATCTGAGAGTGATACCATTTTATGATACCGCTCTCGATATGGTTTACTAGATCCATCTGATCTAAAATAGTTTTTTGAATAGTAACCACCATCAACTTTCTTCCAAACTGCTTCTACAGTAGAGAAGTGGTGGGGTGCAGATTGTGCTTGATATCTATTAGACCAGTGTCCTAACAAATAATCATCAATCGTCATAAACGAGACATTCAGGCTCCGAAGGGTTTTGGTCGCAATACAATTCTAGATATGTCGGATCGTGATGATCTCCTGCTGCAATCTCTTTCTTATGGTGCTCTGCGTACTCTTCTAACTCATGTAATTCTCCTTCTACATGACGACGCATTTGAGGGGAGATTGTTGGATCATGAAGAATTTCTTTATCCTTCTGGATGTGTTGTTCGATGCTTTCCATGGAAGGTGGTATAGTAGTTATACAGTATTATTTATCAAAGCTCCTCTGAACCTTGACAGTGTTATTCTACACAGAATTCAGGGGTGTGTCAAGCGTCAGATAATAGCGTCTCTTAACAATAAAAGTTCTGTTTCTAGTTGATTATCTACCATTCCATGCTTCACAGAGGCAATTAAATACCGCCCGCTGTATCGTTTATCTACAGGAGTTTTATCACCATCTCTAAACGTAGCAGGCATTGTGATATTAATACCTTTACCAGCATACAAATCAAAATTACCAGGAACTTTGATCAATAATTTAATATTTTTGAGTGAAGCAATACGCATCCATTGATATGCTTGCAATTCTACAAGTTCTTCGTAATTCTTTTGAGGATTGTTTTTATACTTGGGATCGAAATTTTGATTAGGTAATATCGTATAACGAACTCTCTTAGGATAATCAGTCATCGCCTGAATACCAGTATCCATCTGCGCTAGAGGGTTTTTGGTTTTCTTACCATCTAAGTGCTCCATCTTTTTCCAAGTATCTTTGATGGCATAACGATATGCATCAACAGAGAGATCAGAACTCAGTCCAAAAACAGAGTTTGATATAGTTACAGGATCAAATCCAACACTATATCCAGACCACTCACCATGCCTCAGACCCATCAAAAAGTTTCTTTCATCTGGAAATACTAACGATCTAATTTTGAAGAAGTCACTTTCTCCTTCATCCATACTCTTTGGAGAATAGACATAATTGTAAAGTTCGGGAGTATTTTTTGCATAATTTGTCGTTGATCCCTCTTTCTGATCATTCGCTTCAGAGATCATGGTATCAATTGATTTGAAGTTAAATCCTAATGCATTTTCCCAGAAACAAAATCCGTTTTGTAAACTACCACCCTTTCTAGACTTTCTAATAGATCTTTGTGCCATCCAATAAATTGTGTCGAAGGGTCTCCAATTAGGAGCAATGAATTCTTGCTTGTTTAAAGTTTCTTCTGCAAATACCTTTTTCTTTGAATTTAAGTATCTCTTATCAGTCAAAATTTGCTTAACGATACTTGAAGCTTCAGTATTCTTGAATACAGTAGAACTGTTTCCAAATACATTAGTAACTTCATTTTTAATAAACTCATCAGAACACGCTCGCACAATAAACACGTCTTGACCTTGAGTGGCTCTAGATCTTGATTCCATCGCATAGGCACGAACAAAATAAGTTCTATCCATGTTTGTAGCGATACATTGAATCTTAAATAACTCAGATCCAGTCATCGCACCCATGAAACCAGCAGAGTCCTGAACAATCAATGTTGCCTCAATAGTTGCTGAGGTGATACTCTCAATAATTTCAATACCACGAATAAATTCAGAGATGTTTGATTCGCCATCTTCGTTAGTAACTACGTTACCATTTCTGATCAATTGAATTTTATAGACTACTTCGCCTAATTGTTCGTATTTTAATGTCATGAGTTACCCGAAGATCTTTCCTACTGCGTTAATTGCGGATCCAAGTTTTGATGCAGTTGACACTCTTGAACTGAAGGATCCTCCTCCTCCACCTCCGCCACCGCCGCCACCGCCGTAGCTGCCGCCGCCTCCACCGACAAGAACAGGTCTAGAACTCTGTTGCTTCGCTTGTGCAATCAATGATAATACACTTTGCTGTGCCATTTTAATTTTTTCTTGATTACTACTGTTTGCAACAGAAACAGCGTCAATAGCGGATTGAACCATCATCTGTGTTCTATCATTTATCTCTGCACGAGCAGCGTTTCTTGCTTTAGTTTGTTGTAACAGATTACCATCTTGACGATTCTGAACTGCATTAAAGTTACTAGCACCCATACGAGGGTCATATCCAGAAGTCTCTTTCCTTCCACCTTCACCAGTACCCATTACCGTAGAGGATGATGGTTTACCGAGTCCAAAAAGATCATTCAGTGTAACTTTACCTTCATTCCTAACCATATCTTCACTATTAGTGTTAGCAGATACACTAGGAGAACGTGTTATACCATGCTTATTGAGTATCGGAGTGGTTCCAGAACCAGGTCCGACAAATTGGAAGTGAGCACTACCAGGTCCATGGTTGTACTTATATTTCCATCCATACCTAGGACCATTCTGCTTTAACCATTCATATCCAGGTCCATTGATATCCAGTCCCTCACCATACATGTGAGCGGAGTTTGGGTGTCCCCCAATAGCATCATTCTTAGATTTACTTCTACCAGAACTTGCAACATGCTTACCAAGATCCATACCAGAAGCAGCTAATGCTTTAGCAAATGCATCTGCCGCAGGTTTAGAGAATACTAATGGACGACCATTCTGGTCTTTTTGACCTGCAATACCAAATCCAGAACCAGTTTCAGAGTGTGATGCTGGAACTACACTACCAGTAACATTACTTCGCTCGACTGGTCTAGCATCATTACCTTGCTCATTATGTGCTGTATTCAATCCAAAGAACCCTAATGCTCTTTGAAGGATGTTTGGACCACCCGTGCCTGAAGTCATTGGTTGAGTTGTCTTACCTTTTTTAGGATCAAATCCACCAATTTTTAATGCTTTAACCATCCCCTTACTATACCCATCAGTGGTATATCCTAATCTAATGTTCTCAGGATCTGCATTAGGAGAGTATGCTTGTGCTACTGCAGCAATACCATCTAAGGGATTATCAAATGCATTGTAGTTTTGTGGATGATTTGCTACATCATGCCATAGTTTGATATTATCTTTCGTTGCTGAGAATAGATTATCATATTTTGTCCAACCATCAGTAAATCCTGATCTAGGAACAGTACCAAATCCCCTATCACCAGTTTGACCGAAAGCATTTGTTCTACCTGTGCTGTTGTAAACACTTGGTAGTTTAGGATTCAAATATCCTGTTTCATGCATTGCTTGAGCAGCAACAACTTCTGGGAATTTCGCGCCACCTGCTTTTTTAGCTAATTCATAAACATGCTCAAACGCTGCTGATGGTGATAATTCTTTATTTGGTGGGAGTGTTCCACCTTGTGAGAATCCAAGTCTTTTTGCTTCACCAAGTCTCTTCTGAGTCAGGTGGGGTTGCGTTTTTGTTCCAGGAGTATTAAAAGGAACGACGAAAGCTCCCCCATTAGCCTTTCTAGCGACGTACTCAGTTCCATGTCCGATGAAC